CCTGAAATCCGCGATATAATCCCATCATCTGACTGGCTGGCATATATGGGAACGTCCATGCTGCCAGGCGCCGGTGGGGCGATCGACGCAACCGAAGCCAGCGCGGAGTATCAGAATGCGCTCGATGCGGCCCGCGCTGGTCAATACGGGCAGGCTGTCACAAGTGGCCTGCTCGGCGCCGCGCTCACCGGGTCGGCGATGCTGGACTATTTCCCTGCCACTGCAATGTTGCCGGCCGCCGCGCCGCTGGCCCGCGCTGCTCGTACCGCGCCACCGCCGCCAATCCGCGCCTACCACGGCTCTCCCCACGACTTCGACAAATTTAGCATGGAGCACATAGGCACCGGCGAAGGCGCACAGGCTTATGGGCATGGGCTGTATTTTGCGGAACGTGAGGGAGTGGCCCGCGCATATCGCGATCAATTGACAGGACCACCTCTCGGTATTGATCCAGCCCGCGCTAAGAGAATGGCAAAAGGCGGAATGCCGTCTGTAAAACGACGGCTAAAGGCAATTAATAAACAGCTCGAAGGCGAGGCACGCTGGAAAAGCATATACGGCGAGGAAAGCGCACACGGGCGGTATCTGTCGCTGCACAATGAAAAAGAAGCGCTAAAAGACATTATCAAAACAAATGATCTTGGCCCGCTAAAAGAAGGCCGCATGTATAAAGTCGAAATAGACGCCGATCCCGCTGAGTTTATTGAATGGGACCGGCCCATGAATGAGCAGTCGCAGGCAGTGCGAGATTATGCTGATATACCCAAAGGCGACATCAGAAATGAATATGCCGCCAAAGATGTTATTCCGATGTTAGAGGAAGCACAAACAAAGGCTTTGTCGGAAGCCGGCATTCCCGGCGTCAAATACCTAGACCAAGGCTCGCGCACCGCAGGCGATGGCTCACACAATTTCGTCCTATTCCGTGATGATATCGTTAAGATCGTCAAAAAGTACGGCATAGCCGGCACGGCAATCGCCCTTGGCCTAACGCAAGCCGAAGTGGCACAGGCGATGGACAAGCAAAGCGGACCACCGCTGGCGCCAGTGGAATATGACTGATGGTGGACCCTATAAAAAACAATCCCGCTGAAAACGTGGAAAAATGGTCGATTTCCAAGCTTGTTCCGTACGTTAACAACGCACGCACGCACAGCGATGAGCAGATCGCACAGATCGCCGCCTCGATGCGCGAGTGGGGCTGGACAAACCCTGTCTTAGTGGACGAGGACGGCATGATTATCGCCGGCCACGGCCGGGTGCTAGCCGCGCGCAAACTGGGCATTGATCAGGTGCCGGTGATCATCGCTAAGGGCTGGACCGAGGCGCAGAAGAAAGCCTACGTCCTGGCCGACAACCAACTGACGCTCAATGCCGGGTGGAATACGGACTTGCTATCGACCGAACTCAAAGGGCTGGACGAGCTGGGCTTTGATCTGGAGCTAATCGGCTTCGGCGACCTGGCCGACCTGATGGCCGATAAGACAGAAGGGCTGACCGATCCTGATGAGGTGCCGGAACTGCCCGACGATCCCATAACGCTCCGCGGCGATATCTGGAAACTCGGCCGGCATCGCCTGATGTGCGGCGATAGCACCAACGCCCAGGACGTGGGCAACCTGCTCGACGGCGTGGTGCCGCATCTGATGGTCACTGATCCGCCTTATGGGGTGGACTTCGACCCGACGTGGCGTGCCGGTTCAGAAAAGCGCACATATATGGGCGACAAGCCAGACAAGGAAGGCGTCTGGGCGGATGTCTGGGCGCTGTTTCCCGGCGATGTGGTTTATATCTGGCATGGCACACCGCACACAGTTGCGCTCTGGAAGTGCATGGACGAGCTAGGCTTTGAAATGCGCGCGCAGATAATTTGGAATAAGATGAGGTTTATCATTGGGCGTGGGCATTATTGCTACAATCACGAGCCGTGTTTTTATGGCATTCGCAAGAAAGGCAAGTCTGTCTGGCAAGGCGCAAACAATATGCCAACCGTCTGGGATATAAAGCACGGCGCGAGCGACACAGGCCACGGCGCACAGAAGCCCGTCGAGTGCATGAAGCGGCCCATTGAAAACAATTCATCTGCAGGCCAGGCCATTTACGAACCGTTCTCTGGCTCTGGCACCACCATCATTGCTGGTGAGATGACCTGCCGCCATATCTATGCGATGGAGCTAGAGCCGGCTTACGTCGATATGGCCGTGGAGCGGTGGGAAGCCTTCACCGGTCACCCGGCGTTAATGGTATCGGCTCATGGCAAGGACAAGCCGCTCAGTGAAGTGAGGGCCAACCGTGCCACAAAAGCCGCATAAGCCCACCAAGGAAACCCGTGCGCTAGTGCTATCGCTGGCTGGCTACGGCGCGCCGCAGAGCTACATACACAGCGAGCTTGGCTTAGGCTCCAAGATGACGCTTGAAAAGTATTACCGCAAGGAGCTGGATACCGGCACCGCCCGCGCTAATGCCAAGATGGCTCAAAGCCTCTATCAGATGGGCATCAACGGCAACGTCGCCGCTGCTATTTTCTGGCAGAAGTGCCGCGCTGGCTGGAAGGAAAGCATGGTGATCGAGGGCAACGCCGATCGGCCCATCATTCACAAGGTAGAGCGGATCATCGTGGACCCGGCAGAGAAGTGAGAGGCGCTTGATGCCGATCCCCAAAATACCTACGGCGCGATGCTTCATGCCCCTGCTCAAGCCGGCGCGCTACAAGGGTGCCTGGGGCGGGCGCGGGTCGGGCAAGAGCCATTTTTTCGCCGGCCTATTGGTCGAAGACGCGCTGGAGGAGCCTGGCAACGCTGGCAATGAGGGCTTGAGGGCCGTCTGTATTCGCGAGGTGCAGAAAGACCTATCGCAGTCGGCCAAGCGGCTGATCGAGGACAAGCTAATCGATTACAAGATTGGCGAGGCTGATGGTTTCCGCGTCTTCAAGGACGTGATCCAGACGCCGGGCGACGGCCTGATTATTTTCAAGGGCATGAACCAATACACCGCTGACAGCATAAAAAGTCTTGAGGGGTATAAACGTGCTTGGTGGGAGGAGGCACAATCAGCCCATGCGCACTCGCTGGAGCTGTTGCGCCCAACAATCCGCGATGACGACAGCCAAATCTGGTTCTCATGGAACCCGCGGCGAAAGGTGGACCCCGTCGACATGCTATTGCGTGGCGAGACACCACCAACCGATGCAATCATCATCCGCGCCAATCACAAGGACAATCCGTGGTTTCCAAGCGTGCTGGAGCAAGAGCGCTTGGACTGCCTGCTGCAGGCGCCGGAAAGCTATCGGCACATCTGGGAAGGTGATTATGCCACCGTCCAGGTTGGCAGCTATTATGCCAAGCATCTGGCCAAGGCGGCCGAGGATGGACGGATTGGTTTCTTCGCCGAAGAGCCACTAATGACATTCCGGGCATTCTTTGATATTGGTGGCACAGGGCGCAGGGCCGACGCCACGGCGATCTGGATTGCGCAGTTCATCGGAGGGGAAATCCGTGTGCTCGATTATTACGAGGCATCGCAGCAGCCACTAGCGGCACACCTGACGTGGTTGCGCTCGCGCGGCTACACAGAAGACTGCACCACTGTCTGGCTGCCACATGATGGAAGTCATGGCGAAAAGGTTTACGACGTCAGCTACCAAAGCGCCTGCGAGGAAGCCGGCTACGATACCGTCGTTGTCGAAAATCAGGGCCGAGGTGCGGCCCTTAACCGCGTCGATGCTGCAAGACGTTTATTTCCCAAGATGCGTTTCAACGCCGACACAACCGAAGCCGGCCGCGATGCGCTGGGCTGGTATCATGAGCGTGTGGACGAAGAGCGGCAGATCGGCCTTGGCCCGGAACATGATTGGAGTAGCCATGCAGCCGATTCTTTCGGCCTCCTTTGCGTGGCATATGAAGAAGACGAGACTAAGCCCGCGGCGGAACTGCCGCAGATAGACAACGCCTGGGTGGCATGAAAGGGAAAACAATATGTCGTCATATGCTCTAGTAACAACGGTCGCTTCTGGCGCCGCATCAGTGTCACTCATCGCGGCCAACGATCATCGCCGCGGCCTAATCATTGCCAATAATGATACAGGCATTTTGCACGTTGATTTGTCGGGCGGGACTGCCACCGCCACGACCGCAAACAGCTTTCAATTGGCCACGCTCACGCACCAGGTATTGGACGGCTACAAAGGGCCGGCCACCGGCATTTGGTCGTCTCAGGGGGCAGGCTCTGCGCAGATTACTGAGTTGATGTAATGCCAAGCCGCCCGACGCCCTACGCCGACCCGGAGCAGCAAGCCGGCGGCGAGCTGGATGAACATGATCTGGCGGCGACGATCTCCAGCGAGATCAGCGAAAGCACCGAATATGATCAGAGCTTTCTAAGCGACAAGCGGCGGCGGGCGATCGAGTATTACCGCGGCGAGATGACCGACACGCCGCCACGCACACACGGCAGCCGGGTGACATCACGCGACTTGGCCGACACCATGTCCTGGATATTACCGGGCATCATGCGTACTTTCATGGCGAGCGACCGCATGGCGGAATTCGAGGCCACGGCATCGCAGCTCGAAGACCCTGAAGCGGTCGAACAGGCCGAGGAACAGGCCGAGCAGGCGACGGATTACATCAGCCATATTTTTATGAAAGACGCGGACGGGTACAGCATCGTCCACGATGCGACCTATAATTCGCTGCAGACCGGAGATGCTATTATCAAGCACTGGTTTGACCCGACGCCGATCACTAGCATTACCCACCACACCGGCATGACAGCGCAAATGCTGGCCGAACTTACCGAAGGCGATGAGGTGGAAATCCTCACCCAAGAGGACGGCGAGCCGTTGCAGACGCAAGACCCGCTGACCGGCGAATTGATTGAGGAACAGACGTGGAATGTGAAGGCCGAGCGGGTGACGATGAACGGCCAAATCCGCTGCCGCGTCGTGGCACCGGAAAACTTCCTGATCGACAATGCCGCGATTGAGCTTAAAGATTATCGTTTTTGTGCCGAGCGCGATCCATATACCACGCGATCCGCTCTCGTTGAGATGGGCTTTGATCGGGATAAAGTCGAAGATTTATCCGCCGACGCCAACACGCTGATGGACAGCGAAGAAGCCTACGCGCGCCGGCACGACGCAACGCTGCTCACCAACAGCCAAATCCGCAGCCAGGAGCGCATTGATCTGTACGAATGCTATTTGCAGATGGATGCGGACGGCGATGGCATCAGCGAAACCATCCGCGTTTTTTATGCTGGCGATAGTGGCGCCGGCACGGTTTTGGAATACGAAGTTTGGGAAGACGAGCTGCCGTTTAGCAAAGTGCCGTGCTATCCGCAACCGCATAGGTTTGACAGCCACGGCATCGGCGATCGCACGGTTGATATTCAGCAGATCAAAACCATTCTATTGCGCCAGATGTTAGACAACCAGTATGCGTCAAACATGCCGCAGCGTGAAATTGAGATTGGCAGCGTTCTTAACCCTGATGCGATTGTCTCGCCAAAATTTGGCGGTGTGATCTGGAAAAAGAAGGGCAGCGCGCAGATCATTCCGCACGAAATACCCAACACCGCCGCGCAGTCATATCCGATGCTGGAATACTTGGACCGGGTTAGCCAAAAGCGCACTGGCGTCACTGACCAGTCCATGTCGCTTGATCCCGAGGCGTTGCAAAACCAGAGCGCAACGGCTAACCAGAATGCCCACGACGCGAGCTATAGCCAGATCGAGCTGATTGCCCGCAACATGGCCGAGCTTGGTTGGCGCAACGTCTTCAGGGCCATTCTCAAGCTGGTCATCAAGCACCAGGACCGTCCGAGGATTATCCGCCTGCGCGGTGAGTTCATTTCAATGGACCCGCGCTCGTGGAATGCGGACATGGACTGCACCGTCAATGTCGGCCTTGGCACCGGCAGCCGCGATCGTGACATGGTGATGCTGCAAGGCGTCATGGGCAACCAGATGATGATCATGGACCGGCTGTCCAAGGGCGGCTTTACGCGCAAGGCGATGGAAATGATACCAAAGCTGCGCCTGTCGCTGATCCGCATTGCTGAGAGTGCCGGGCTTCGCAATCCAGACGCCTACTATCTTGATTTCGACGACCAGGACGTAGAGGAAATGGTTGCCCAGGCCGAGCAGCAAGGCCAGCAGCCGCCACTCGAGGTGCAGGTCGAGCAAGTGCGCGGCCAGGTCGCGGTGCAAGCTAAACAGGTCGACGCGGAGCTGGCGCGCGAGGCCGAGGTGATGAAGGCGCAAGGCAACCAGGTCAAGGAAGCCGCCCAATTGGAAGCCGACATGACAACCAAGGCGGCCGACCGCGAAAAGGAAATGGCAATCGCCGAGTTGGAACGCGAAACCAAGCGTGAGGAAATCGCCGCCAATATCGCGATCAATGAGGAACGGCTTAAAACCCAATACCTGATCGAGCAGCTAAAACTTGGCCAGCGCGGCCAAGAAGCCGAGATGAAAAACACCCCGAATATCGCTACCGCGTCGGTTGCCGATGCGGCCAATGCGCTGACTATGGCCGCCGATCGTCTGGCCAGCGCGGCCAGCCGCAAGCGCCGCACAATGGCGTTGAGGGATGAAAACGGCACGCTAATAGGCGCCGAGGACGTTGACGAGCCGACGCCAGAAACGGTGCAGTAAATGACGATCCACTTAGGCGATATCCCGGCCGGGAAAACGCTCTACATTCCGTTTTTCACGCTTGCGTCTAATCTCGACGGCATGGGTGCCAGCGTCACAATCAGCGATTTCGCAGTCACCGATGTCGAGGTCTACAAGGATGGGTCGGTCACGCAGCGATCGAGCGACGCCGGCTATGCGCTACTGGACACGGACGGCATTGATTTCGACAGCCACACCGGTATCCACGGCATCAGCATTGATTTGGCCGACGATACTGACACCGGGTTTTATGCAACGGGATCAAGTTATTGGGTGGTGATTGGGCCAATTACGGTTGACGGCCAAACGGTCAACGTGTTGGCAGCGACCTTCAATATTGAAAACGCGCTGCAGGTAAGCGGTGGTGCCGCAACCAACACAACGCCGTCAAGCTACACGCTGACCACCGGCACGCAATCCAGCGGCACGATTGCAAGCGTTGCCGCGCTCGACGGCACCAACCATGAGCATACCGACACCACCGGCGCGATGGACCTGTATTACGAATTTACCATCGGCAGCGGCACGCCCACATCTGTCACGGTGACCGGCTATCTCAACGGTAACAACGATGATCTGGAGGTCTATGGCTATGATTGGGTCGGCACCGCTTGGGTGCGGATTGGCACGCTAAACGGCAAGGCGGCAAGCACCAACGACGTGTTTGCCTATGATATGTTTACCAACATGGTTGGCACCGGCGCATCCCAAGGCTTGGTGAGGGTGCGCTTTACCGATGGCGCATTTACCATGACCAGCGCGACCTTGGCGGTCGACCAGATATTCTGTTCGTTCACCCAGGGGTCAAGCATCTATGATGATGGCGCGATCTGGATTGATACCGGATTGAGCAACACCAACACGGTCTCGGGCATTGATGGCGTTTCCACTAATCCGGTAAGCACGATTGCGGCGGCTAACACGTTGGCAACCAATCTCAATCTCAACCGTTTCCGTGTTGCACCGGGGTCAACCATTACATTTGCCGCAGCCCAAGCCGGCCAGGTGTTTATCGGCGACGCATGGACGCTGGCCTTGGGCGGGCAGAATATTGCCGGCTCGGCGTTCTATGGCGCGACAGTTACAGGGATCGCCGCCGGCACTGGCACAACGCAGATATTCGACAAGTGCATCGTGGGCGCGTGTAGCCACATCAAAGGCACGCATTTATTGCAATCGGGCATAGCCGGCACACAGACGGTGGCCGAGGCCGGTGACTATTTCCTCGATCTATGCCATTCCGGCATTGCCGGCAATGCAACGTGGGTGTTCGATTTCGGTGGCGCGATTGGTGATACCAACCTCAACGTGCGCAATTATTCTGGCGGCATCCAACTTGAAAACATGGGCGATGCCGGGACCGATACGGCGTCAATCGAAGGCCAAGGCCAAGTGATTGAGGGCACATGCACCGGCGGCGCGGTGACCATCAGAGGCGCATTTACGACGAAAAGTATCACCAACCTCACTATCACAGACGATGCAAGGTTTAACACATCTAATACTGTAGATGTGAATGTGACAAAGGTTAAAGGCACCACCGTCACCGGATCAGGATCGACCGCCGACCCGTGGGGGCCATGATAAATGGCTTCAGCATGGGGCGCATCATGGGGTGATGCGTGGGGCGATGCGTGGGGCGCAGTTGGTGCAGTAGCCGATACCACAGACCGCACCGCTGATGCGATATTCGCCAAGCAGAAACGCCGCTACTACCGGCAGTTGCAGGTCGAACTAGATTACCAGCTAGAGGCGCAGGAGGCACAGGCCAAGCTGGCGGCGATGCCAAACCGGCGCAAGCGCAAGAAAGCCGCGAAGAAATTAAAGGTGGGAACCAAACACCGCCCGGTGTTGGCCGAGCCGATGCCTAGAATGCGTGCGCAAGTGGCGGAAATGCTGACCGCGCAGCCCAAAACCGACACAACCCAAAGGCTGCGTTATGAAGGGCTGTTAACGGAATTGGATCGCATAGCGCACGGCATGGCTATGCAAGACGAGGAAGAGGCGTTATTCATGCTGTTGATTGGATGACCGTATGATGGTAATACCGTAATATGGCAACCGACCGTGAGATAGACACCGCGCAGGAAGCGTCGATGATCCTTGAACACCCTTTGCTTAAAGAGGCGTGGCAGGACGTGACGCTTGAGGCAATGCGCGCGCTGGCTGAAGTCGAAGCCGCCAACCAATCCGAAATTCAACGCCTGCAGGCGATCATTACCGCGGTCGATGCTGTCCAGGCGCAGCTATACTCCCGCATTCTTGTCGCTCGCGACAGCGGCGGGGTATCCATGACGGAACCCATGGGACAACCGTTAGGCAACGAGGTTAAATGATGGGTGAAAACGACAACCCGGAAGGGAACGTTTTACCGGGCGAAGCCAGTGACGCTCAAAATATCGCTGCGATTGCCGATCTTCTTGATGACGAACCCACCGAGGACAACGCATCAGAAGTTGAGGACCAAGCCGACCCCGAAGACGAGGCCGAGGACGAAGCGCAAGCGGACGCCGAGGACGAAGACGAAGGCGAGGAAGAGACTGGCGATAGCGATGAAGATGAGGACGAAGACGGAACGGAGCAAGGCGACGGCAAATTCGTAGCCAAAACAGGCCGCGTAACCATGCCGGACGGCAGCACGACAACCGTTGCAGACCTTATCCAAGGCAATATGGCTCAGTCCGATTATTCGCGCAAAACACTGGAAGTTGCGGGACAGCGAAAGCAGGTCGAGCAACAGATGGCGGCGTATAATCAGGTGTTTACCGAAGTTCAAGCACAGCACGAAACCGTCATGCTGGCTATTGAAAACCTGAAGCCACAAAAACCGCAGTTTGGCCCAGAAGACGATATTGTCGGGTGGACCAAATACCAGGCGGGGACCGAACAGTGGGATGAATGGGATAAATGGTCGCAGGCACGACGGGCTGAATTGCAGCAGCAGCAGAAAAACTTGGCGGCCGATGCTGAAGCCCAATACCTCACCCGCGAACGGGATAGTCTGCTCGCGGCCAAGCCGGAATTGCGTGATAAGGACAAGTTCGACAACCTTTTAACCGAGGGCGCGAAAGTCGCAGCGCAGTTTGGCTATACAGAGGAAGAAATTTTTGGGACCAAGGACCACCGCGCATATCTAATGCTGGATGCAATGGTCAGATTAACTAGGGCGATGAATAAAGCGCCCAAGGCGGCCGAGAATGTGAAGGCCAAGCCCAAAATGGTAAAGGGCTCACGCCGCGTTTCACAGTCCCAACAGCAATCTCGTGCCAAGCGAAAGAACTTTGAACACCTTCAGAACGAGGGTTCGTTGCGCGCAGGCGCCGCGGCCCTTGCGGACCTTGATCTCTGAAGGGAAAGTCTAACCCATGGCTCAAATCTCGAACACCTTCGAGACTTTTGATGCTATCGGTAATCGGGAAGAGCTGGCGGATCGTATCTACAACATCACGCCAGAAGAAACGCCATTCGTCTCGCTGATTGGCCACAGCCCGATTAAAACCACTCACCCCGAGTGGCAGACCGATAGCCTCGCAACACCGGACACCACGAACAACGTGATGGAAGGCAACGACTGGACGTATTCCGCCCTGTCACCCACAACCCGTGTCGGCACCTATGCCCAGATTTCCGAGAAAACGATCATCATATCGACAACTCAGGAAAAAACGGACAAAGCCGGCCGGAAATCGGAACTGGCCTATAATGTCGCCAAGTCTGGCGTTGAGCTGAAAACCGACCAAGAAGTCATTCTTCTGTCCAACCAGGCTTCGAGCGCCGGTTCAGGCAATGGCGCGACAAACCGCACCCTTGGCGGTATGCGTGCATGGCTGACCACCAACGACAGCCTTGGCGCATCGGGCGCATCGGGCGGCTTTTCTGCTGGCCTTGTTACCGCGGCCACAAACGGCACCCAGCGGGCGTTCACCAAAGCCCTACTGGACGCCAATATCCTCAGCGCATACAATGCGGGTGGTTCGCCCAAGGTGCTGATGGTAGCGCCCTACGTCAAGACGGTGTTCTCCACCTTCCTTGATGACGCCAATGTGGTTCCACTAAGATCGCAAGCGAATACCACCGGAAAAAACACACTGATCGCATCGGCTGAGATGTATCATTCTGATTTCGGCCTCATCTCAGTGTTGCCAAACCGGCAGATGGCACGGGCCGGCGCCACGATCGCCAGAAATGCGTTTTTGATAGACGCTGAAATGGTGGCCATGGGCGTGTACCGCGACATCAAAAACCACAAGCCGTCGAAGACTGGTGATAGCGAAAAACGTGTGCTAAATACCGAGTACACGCTTTGCGTGAAAAACGAGGCGGCTCATGGTGTTATCGCAGACCTGTTTGGTCTGTCGGCGTCAACCTAATAGAGGATAAGCATCATGCCACAGTCTTATTACCAAGACCCTGTGACTGCGGTTGTGCTGACCTCTAGTGCGGTCAGCTCGACCATCAGTGCCGACGCTCACAATGGTTTTTTCACCATTACATCGTCATCGGCAAATTTCGTCGTTCACCTGCCAAAAAACGCGGACGTTCCGGTTGGCTGGCATTCGGACGGCTGGATGACGGCGACGGGGTGTGAGCTCAGGCTTAACACCGCCGACACGGCCGGCACCATCAACGGTGTCGACTGTGTTTCAACCCGGTTCGAGGCACCGATTGCCGCCACGACCCTTTGCAGGATTTACAAGGTGGCCAGCGCTACCTGGATCGTTGAAAATCTTGACGAGGGTGGCGACGATATCACGGCACCTGTTCCGAACGCATAGGGGGGGATTATGGAACAACGGTTCAATCCCCTTGCCGTCACGGCAGTGACCTCGACGCAAACGCAGGCTTATATCCCTACGGACGCGCATCGGGGTTTTGTTGCCTTAACGTCCACCGGCGCTAACAACATCGTGCGTCTGCCAACCAACTCTGACGTGCCTATCGGGTGGCAGACGGCCGGCTGGATAGGTGCAACTGGCCTGGAAATCAGGCTCAGTACGTCCGACACGGCTGGCACGCTTAACGGTGTGACTGCCGTGGTTTCAACAGAGGCGGCAATTCCTGCAACCACCCTCATCAGGGTGACTAAGGTGGCCAGCGCCACTTGGATTGTCGATATGCTGGATGAGGGCGGTGACGACGTTACCGCTCCCGTGCCTGATTGATTGGCTTGGGCGGGGCCACGGTCCCGCCCGACCATTCGTAGCCAAGAAAGGGGTTTAAAATGGCAGGCGAACAAGGTGCCAGTCGGTCAGTGACGGCTAACGCACTGCAGAACGACATGGCGAACTTGCTGTCCGATATTGGGACGGCGACCACTGCGGACTATGTGCTGGGCTTTGATGTATCGACGTTGGCCGCAGGCTGGGCGCCGGTGCGCATGGCGGGCAATGATCTCTTGGTCATGGCCGGCGTTACCGCATCGGCAACTGAACTTAACCTGATCGACGGCCTGACCGCCGGCACGGTCACCGCATCCAAAGCGGTGGTAGTCGATGCGTCCAAAGACATTGCGACGTTTAATAATGTCACCGCCAACAGGTTTGCCGGACGAGTGCAAACCCTGACGGCGGCATCAACCGCAACAAAGGTTAACGATACGGGTTATCTGTTTCTAACGTCCTCATCGGCGAAAACCTTTGTGTTGTCCACCGGCGCCGCGTTGGTGGCGGGGACTGAAAAGTGGATTGTTGACAAGAGGGCCGCTGGGACAGCCAACGTCGTTGTTTCGTCAACGCTGGCTGGCGTTACACTCGACGGCACCAACGGCAAGGCGACGCTCAATGCTGCCGGTGAGGCGCTGCACCTGGTGGCGGTTTCGACGGTGGCCTACGATATCCTTGAAAACTTCAACGGGGTTTCAATGTCTTGACCAAAAATATCGCCATCGTCGGCACTGCCATCAGCAGCAACATGCTGGCGCCATTCAACGAGCCGGACTGGGAAGTCTGGGGCTGTTCAATGGCCAACGCGGAAATGTTGCCCGAGAGTGTGCAAACGTGGTTCGAGATCCACCACCTTGATTTGATCGCCGGTGGCGGGCCGCGCACAAAGGCATTCATCGACTTCTTGGCGAGGAAACAGCGGGTCTGGCTGTCACGGCTGGACCCGCGCATCCCACAAGGCCAGGTGCTGGACGCACAGAGCCTTGTAGACAAATTTGGACCTTATGTGTTCACGTCCACGGTTGCGTGGATGCTGGCCTACGCCATCACGCTTAAACCGCAAGCCATCGGCATTTATGGTGTCGATATGGCGGCCAAGAGCGAATGGGCCGATCAGCGTCCTGCGTGTCAGCATTTCATGCGGATTGCGACATTGAGCGGCATCAAGATCATGGTGCCAATCGAAAGCGATCTGCTTGAGCCGCCGCCGCTATACGGCTTTGCAATGCATGATCCGATGTTTCGCAAGCTCAATATCCAGCAGGATGAGCTAAAAGCGCGGCTGACAGCGGCACAGGCGGCGCATGAGCAAAAGGCGCTTGAGGTACAATTCCTCAAGGGTGCTATCGAGCAGAACGAAAAGGACGTTTACACCTACGCTGGCAACCAGCGTCAACAAGGAGCGCAATTACATGGCGGCACAGGATTGCCCGCATTGCGGCAAGGAATTCAGAGCCCTGCACCTACACCAGCCACACTGCCCGGAGAAGAACAAGCAGTTAGCACCAACGGAGACGATCCCGTTCACGATGCCGTCGCCCTCGCCGGCGCCAACGGTGCAGCGCGTGGTGCAAGAAAAACCCGCGGAAGACCCAAATCGAACATTCGCCGTCCGGTTGCTTAAAAACTACACGCCAAAGGGCTGGGAAACGGGTGGTTATGAGGTGGTTGGCGAGCCGCCGGCGGCACCCTATCCGGGGGCTGGTTTTGAGCACAAGCTATGGGCTGGCACGGTGGTCAAGCTACCGATCGAAGAAGCCCGCGCGCTGATTGGAAATACCCGCGAGTGGATCGAGATCGTCGGCGAAACACATGAGCGTGTGCCGCGGGTCGAAAAGTATCCTTTAGCGGAGAGGACGGATGAAATCCCCTTCTAAAGACGAACTTCTCAAGGCCCTGCCGGAAAGCGCGTGGACGCCCTACGATGTGACGGCCGATCACGTCAGGTCATACACCTACGTCGACCTTGGCGGCGAGCGGGTGCGCGCCGAGCGCACGCAATACCTCGCTGATGCTCTGCTACAGAAAGCCAACGCGCAAGAATATAACGAGAGTGAGGGCAAGCGCTGGGGCGACGGCAAGGTGGTGGCCCGAGTGCCGCTCAATGTCTGGTTTCAGCAATTGCGCGATGGCGTCAAGGCCGGCGATTACGATCATATGAAATGGTGGTTGAATA